ATTTCTTACGAAAATTTCTTAGATTGATTCGCCGATGATTTCCACCGTCCGCCGGGTCACGCCGTGGCGCTTGGCGATTTCGTTCGGCGCGAGGCCGGCGGCGGCATCGGCGCGGATGGCGCTGGCCCGGCGCTGGTTGTCGGTGCGGGGCCAGTAGAGCGTTTGGCCGCCGATCCGCCAGCACAGGCGGGCGACGATGGCGTCCGCCAGCGCTTGGCCTTGCAGGCCGGCATCGATGGCGATGGCGATTTCGCCTCGCACGTCTTCGAGCAATGCGCTCACGGCAGGCCCTCGGGCAGGTTGGCATTGAGTTTCAACAGGCTATCCCATCGCTTTTTGGCCGGCGCGGCCGGCGCGGCCGGATCGTATCCGTCCAGCGCGACCGCCGAGCGCTCGGGATCGGCCCACGCGGGCGGTTTCGCCCAGTTCAGCGTCTCGCCGCCCAGCTTGAGAAACGCGGCGGCGTTGTAGGCCATCAGGTCGGCGGCTTCGTTGCGCCGTTTCGCCGGGTTCTCCCAGCCCTTGGCGGTCCTGACCTCTGCCGATAGCTCATCGAAAAACCAGGAACCCAGCCAATCCGGGAAATGGATGTAGCCTGGTCCTGGGGTTTCGCGCTCCAGATCGCCGGCCAAGGCATCTTTGAGGATCGTGGTGTTGAGTATCCAAACCGGAATTTCGCCACGCGCGTCGGCCTTTCGGTCGCTTCGGTTGCCCGAATCGGGGTAGCTTTTGTGCAGGCGCGGAGCGGATAGGCTGTTTCCGCCCTTGATCGGCATCGCTTTGTCGCCCAGCCCTTGCTTGCGCAGCGTCCGGTAGTAGGCGTAGGCGCGGGCGGTCACGCCGTCCAGGCCGGCGGTATCGTAGGCGGTTAACACCGGGAGCAGGCCGCGCGCGGGGTTCCATTCAAGGGGATAGGGCTTGCGGATCACGTCCGTCGTGATCGCGGACCAGTCTTCCAACCGCGAGGCGGGCGCGATGGGGGCGCTCTCGCCTTCGATTGGGGAGTGCTTGATATTGAAGCGGTCGATTACCCAGCGTTCGCCGCCGACGCCCCACCCAACCACCTGCACCACGAACCGGTTTTTCTGAACGTCCACAGCGGCGGTCAGGAATAAAACGCCGGCCGGAACCGTCCGCTTGCCAAGCGGCTCCGCGCGGGTTTCTAAGGTGCGGGCATCGCGGGCCGCACCCAGTTTTTTCGGCTTGTACGCGGTGCCGAAATCGCCGGTCGTGACGCTCTTAAGCGATTCTTCCGAGCCGGTTTGCTCGTAATCGCGTTCGGCGGCCCGGTATTTTCGCCAGAGCGACTCCCACGATTGATAGGCGGCGGCTGGACCGGTGAGCCAGTAAGACGCCACCTTTGTTTTTGGAAGCTCGCCCCCGATAGTGCCGTCTCGGTCGATGGTCTGCCCGGCGGCGACCCAGCGCCCGTTCCGGTTCATGCCCTGTTTTTTGGATGGCGGTATTGCAAAGCCGCACGCCTCGCAAACCAATCGGACCTCGTTGCCCACTAGCGCGAAGGCATCAATGGACGGCGCGGCGGTGAAATATTCGCGACATTCTGGACAGGGCCAATACCACCGCTTGCGAGTGCCCCGCGCGTAAATCGAGAAAATGCCTTTGCACGGGGGCGCGTCGTGGGTGTTGGACGGTTGCCATTGCGGATCATTAACCGGCCAACCGGGCGATGATTCGACGCAGACCCGCCCGCTGCTCATCATTGTCTCGATGCGCTTTAAGCCCAGCGAGTAGGCGTCGCCCTCGCCGTCGATGCTCTCCTGGTAACGGTCGTAATCGGTAAAGGCGACATAGCGCAGGGTATCGCCGGAAAGCTGGTTGATCGATGGCCATGCCAGTTTGAGCAGCATCCCGTTTCGGTATTGCTTGTCGAATACGTTGTCATCGCTGGCGTAAGGCGATAGGCGGGCGGCTAGCTCCGGGCTGTGGCGGTGCGAGCGGGACAGCTCGTCTTTCGAAAATTTGCGGGCGGTGTTCTCGGCCATGTGCACGATCAGGAAATCGCCGGGATCGCAGGTGACGAAATATGTCATGCCGCCGACAAGTAGAGCGAAAGTTTTTCCAGTGCGCGCCGGGCCGATGAAGGCGATGGTATCGATGGAACGATTGGCCCACTGATCGAGCGGCTCGATCATGTACGGCGTGCGCTCGCAGTTCCATGGCCCAGATTCAGCGCCGGGCCGTTCTAGGCGCAAGTAACGTCCGGCGGCTTCCGATGGTCGCATTCGCCGAGGCGGGCGCAGGATCTCCGCCGCGCCGGTCAAGATGTCATTAAGCCTCTGGTCGAGCATCCAGCCCTCCGATGGCAGCGGCGTGCAAGGCATCGCGAGCGGCGTCCATCGCGGCATGAAGCCGCGCGGTCTCCTCTGCGGATAATCCGTAATCCCGCTCCAGGGCGGCGGGCAAGGTTTCGAGCGTCTGAGCCAGCGATTTCAGCAGCTGAGAAATCGCGGATTCCACTTCGATCAGCGGGATCATGGCACGCTGTTCGGCCGCGAGTTTCAGCCGCTCCCGCTCGGCACGGAAGTGATCGAGACGATCTTTCGGATGTTTTGGCAAGGCGTCGGGAGCATCATCAATCCCGAAGACTCGCCTGAAAATCGCGGGCATCCCATCTCGGACATGCCAGGCCGAGCGGCTGCTGAGCTGTTGTGCCGGCGCGTCCGTCAGCGCCTCTCGAACGAGTTTCGGGTCGAGGCGCAACACGTCGCTGAAGCGGCTGGCACTCCAGAGATAGCGGTCGATTGGCTCAATTCGCGATTCTTCCTTCATTAT